CACCAAAAAGACCGCCCAAGACGCAGTCGACGAGGCACGCGCTCGGCGAGAAGCCAAGGCCAAAAAGGCCGACGAAGAAGCCGAGTTCGAGGCCGAGCTGAAGGCAGAGGCGGAAGCCAAGGCCAAGGCGGACAAGAAAAAGTAGGACAGGAGAGGTGTTTGACTCTGTCGGCAAAAGCACTCTGCACGCTCGCCCTGGTGGAGACAGAGCTTGGCATCACTGCCGGCAGCGATACCACGCGCCTCGAGCGGATCATTGAGTCCGTCTCTGGCGAGATCGCCAAGTATTGCGGCGCTCCTTCCTTCCACTACGAATCCGCCCGCGCCGACGATATTCGCGGCTACGGCACTCCGGCAATCCACACCTCGAAGCGCCCTCTGCTCTCCATCGGATCGATTGTCTACGATCCGCAAGATATGAACAGCACGGTCGATTCGGATCTGTATCTGATTGACAACGCGGACGAGGGCCGGATCTACCGCGACGGTGGCTGGATATGGACAGCGGCCTACGGGCAGTACATCACGACGTTTCCCCTGGGCGGGACCGAGGAGTCTCTCTACCGCGTGACCTACGAGGGTGGATACCGGACGCGCAACCAGGTGACCGGGACGCTCGACGGCAAGCTCGATGGCGCGGCGGTGACGTCTGTGGTCATCAACGAGACCGTGCCGACCGACACGCCTGCCACCGGGACGATCAAGGTCTTTCGTGATGACGGTACGTTGACCGAATTCGAGTACACGTCATGGACGGGCAAGACGTTCACGATCCCGTCAACCGATTTCTCTGGCAATGAGGCCGCAGACGGCAACGCCGTGGAGATGACCGTAAACCTGACGCTTCCCGAGGACCTCGAGGACGCCGCGATCATGTACGCCTCGATGCGGTACCTGTGGGGACCGCGCAACCCGGCCGTCATTTCAGAGAAGCTCGGAAGTTGGGCCGCGACATACGCCAGCAACAAGATCGTCGCCACGGGGATGCCGGTCGAGGTTGCGGCCAGGCTCGGTCCGTACGTCAGGCCGGTGTGGGCATGAGCAGCCGCCTGGGCCACATCATGCCCGACACGGTCACGTACGCGACGTGGTCGACAGGGAACAATAGCGGAGATCCGTCATGGGGCAGCCAGAGTACTGCGGACGCGCGCGTTGAGTTCGGGTCATTCAAGACGCGCAACGCCCAAGGTGTGGAGGTGGACGCCCAGGCCAGGATCTTCACCGAGACCGACATCCCGCGCAAGGCCAGGGTCTGGCTGCCAGGCGACGACACGGCCAAGGGGAACGAGGCGCGCAAGGTCACGAGGCGCGTTGAGGCGTCGACCCCTGACGCAGGGCTGACACTGTACGAGCTGTACCTGTGAGCGAGTGAGTCGATGAGTATCGTAATTAAAGCAACGGTCACCGGCATCAAGCAGTTGCGAAAGCAACTGAATGCAGCCGACGAGACGACCCGCGGCGCGATCTCTGCGGCCATTTACCAGAAGGGGTTTGCCATCATGGCAGACTCAACAAAGGAAGTCCCGGTCGACAAGGGGCATCTGAAGGGCTCGGCGTATGTGGCGCCACCGAAGAGCACAAAGGATCCGGTGGTAGAAATCGGGTACGGCAAGAAATACGGGCCGTATGTCCACGAGGTTCGCGGGCTCACCCACCACCCGGTTGGAAAGGATCACTTCCTGAGTGATCCACTCAATCGTCACAAGGCCGGCTATACACGCTGGATCCAGAGGAAGGCCAAGGAGAATCTCGTTCGAAACATTTCGTGGAGTGGCGTGCCGCGGGATCTGCCGACCCGCCCGCCAAGGGATGAGAGCAAGTGAAGGAATCCGGCGTAGATCTGGCGACGGCCATCGGCACGAACGTGGTCGCCGCAACGCTGGGGACCAATTGTTTCCATGGACCGGTGCGCCCACCTGAGGACGATTACGAGACAGAGGCGGTGTTTTGTATTGAAGGCGGCGGCCCGGCGGCAGAGCCCAACAACGGCAAGACCACGCGGGTTGTGTTTGCCGAGGTGCAGGTACGAACCCGCGGCGACAAGGACGATTACGACGGCGGCAAGGACTTCACCGATTCGATTTTTTCGTACACTGAGCACGCTTCGATCTCGGGGTACATCAACGTCAGGGACCTATCGGCCGCTCCGATCTACCTCGGCAAGGATGCCGGCGGCAGGCACGAGTGGTCGTACACCGTAGAAATGATCTACGAGGATTCGCCATGAGAATTTACCTCAGCGAGAAAAAGGGAAAGTACAATCCGGGCTTCTATCCCGAGGGCCGCGTACCGGCCGTGCTGGTCGACGCGTGGATCGGCGATGGGGTCGCATGCCCCGCCACAAGCGATAACGTGGCCGAGTGGCCGGCGGTTCCTGCCCCGGCGGGGTTCGATACCAAAATGGTCGAGGATCCCGACCTGGGACTCGACATGGTTGGTACCGGAGACGGTGATCACACCGGCCTGATCGAAAACGGAGAGGAGAACGACAATGGCTAGAAGCACTCTCACGGTTGCGGTGGTCCCGGCGTGGGCAGAAGACCTCACGGATGCGGACTTCGAAGCGGTTGACAATGTTAACGGCGACGAGTTCGCGATCGAAAAGCCCACCCTCATGCTGGTGCTCAACAGCTCCGGCGGTGCAGCCCACACCGTGACGGTCAGCATCCCGGCATCGAGGCATACGGCCAACGTCGCGACTACCAAGACGGTCGTGATTGCCGATACCAAGATCGGCGCGATGCTACTGCTGCCCGACCTGCATAAGCAATCGGATGGCAACGCGTACATCGACTACTCGGCGGCCACTGCTACGATCGCGCTTCTCGAACTGACTCAAACGCCGGAACTCAGCTACTAGTCCCGGCCTCAGGAGAAAGAAATGGCAAAGTTTCATGGGCGACTTCAGTCCCTCACTTTCAGCGGAAATGCCGTTGGAGGCGTCGAAGAGGGATCCTACACTTGGGATCGGGCCGAGCTCGATACCACAGACCACGACGACACCAGCCGGCAATTCATCGCTGGTCGGGATCAGCTCACTATCTCGTTGACGCTCAAAAATGACTCTGGTGATGCCGGCCAGGCCGATCTCGTCTCGAACATGAACAGCAACACCGGCCCCGAGGCCTATGACATGCGCATGGGAGGTGGTCGCAAGATCACCGGGAACGCATTTGTGACCTCGATCAACCCGAGCGGTCCGAATGATTCGCCAAGCATGATGTCGGTCACGCTCCGGTCGAGCGGCGCCAATACTGAGGCGTCGGTGTAGCCGGTGAACTCGCCAAAAAAAAAGTACAGGGTTGCCTTGAGTGATGATTCGTCTCGGATCATCTACTACGGCGGCAACCAGCTGGCCGAGGCTCAGGATCTGCTCGGCAAGCCGGTTGCCTACTTCTTCTGGGAGTTTACCTCGGCATCGGCCGAGGGCGATGAACGGAAGTTGCTTCAGATCCTCGGCGATCGCGAGGTCTTGATCCTGCTGTATGTCGGGATCAAGGGTGGCGGAGGTAAGAAATTCACCATGGAGCAGGTCGGCGATCTGATCCACACAGACTTCGCCGCCAAGAAGAAATACCTCGAAGCGATCATGTGCGCACTGAGTGTTGCCATGACAGGAAAGGATCCGGGAACGCTTGCCGAGGAAGCGGCCGAGAAGAAAGACGAGGGCGACGAAGGGGGGAGCGAAGAAGCGGTACCAAACCCTACCTGAGGAGCGAGCCCCCGAAGTGGGATTGGGAGTCATTGATCGTGGATACCATGGCGGCGGGCATGACCTATAGTGAGTTTTGGCGACGCACGCCCTACGAGTGGGCGCTACAGCGAAAGTCGTTCATTCGTCGCATGCAGATGGTCGAATCCCTAGCGGCATGGCATGCCAGCGCAGTGAACGCCCCTCACGTCAAAGGCGGCAACGTTTCAGCCCCGCCCTTCTCGAGAGTTGACGACTAATGGCCGGTGCCGTTCTAGGTACCCTTGCCGTCAAGCTCCGCGCCGATACGGCGGAGTTCGCCAAGGGCATGAAGGGCGCACAGACCAAGCTCCAGGGCGTGGCTGACACCGCCAAGAAGGTGGCGACGGTTGCCGGTGTGGCGTTCGGCGGGATGGCCTTGCTTGGTTCGAAGTTCGTTTCTGTTGCGTCCGATATGGACGAGAACATGAACGTTGTCTCAACGAGCTTCGGCAAGATGACGCCGGAGATCTTGAAGTGGGCTCGTACCGCAGCATCAGAAATGGGTCGCTCGGAATTCCAGATGCGCGAGTTCGCCGGGACGACCCAGGCCATGCTGGCACCCATGACCGGGAGCAAAGAAGCCGCGGCCAAGATGTCGACGCAGATCGCACAGCTCGCGGTCGATATCGGATCGTTCAACAACGTTGCGGACACTGACGCCCTGATCGCAATCAAGGCCGGGCTGATCGGATCGATCGAGCCCATGATGAAATTTGGCGTCGTGATGAACGTCGCCGCGCTTGAAGCGTTCGCCCTGGCACAGGGCATTGACAAGAGCGTGAAGGATATGAGCTCGGCCGAGAAAGTGGCCTTGCGATATGCCTTCATCATGGCCAACACCACACTACAGCAAGGCGACGCGGCCAAGACTGCGCAGAGTTTCGCGAATGTCATGAAGTCAATCGAGGGCTTGATGACTGACATTGCTGGCGAGATCGGCGCAGCGATGTTGCCGATGGTGACCAGCCTGGCTGCCGGCGTCCGTGATCTGCTGGGATGGTTTAAGGGGCTGAGCCCAGAGGTCAAGGAATTCGCAGGCAAGGCACTGCTGGCCGCCACCGCGCTGGCCGGTATTGTGGCGGCAGTGGCCGGGGCTATAGCCGTTGCGCCCATACTTGTAGGGGCCCTCGGTACGTTTGTCGCCGCCTTGAAGGGCGTAGCTGCTATCGCCGCCGCTCTTGCGCCCATCGTGGCCGGTATTGCTCTTGGCCTCGGGGTGATGGGCAAGGAAGGCGAAAGCACGGCCGACACACTGAAGCGTGCTTTTTCTGCCGCGGGTAAGGCGGTCAGTGACGTTTGGACAAATAAAATCTCCCCATTCATCGACGGGCTCACTATGGGGTTCGCTCCAGCCGTGGAGGCTATCGGCGATGCGTGGGACTCAATCAAAACATCGATCCTCTTCGCTATCGGAGAAATTGCCGGGAGTATGGGGATGGCGACGGACGGCATCGCTGTAGACTGGCGGCTGGTTGGTGGCGTCATCGGAACCATCGTTGGTTCTACTATTGAGATAATCGCCACGCTGGTAAGCTGGATAGTCCGCATTGGTGCGCTTGCGGGATCTACGATCATTCCGTTCGGTAGGGTGATTGCGGGCTGGATCACTGAGCCAATATCACTGGCGATCCAGTTCGCAGACAATCTGTTCGATGCCTTCGCGGACATTTTCAGTGGCGGCATTCTACAGGGACTTAGGAAGCTCGGTCTTGCCATCTTTGATTTTGTTTTGAGCCCTATGCGGCTGATCCTCAGGCAGGCTATCAAAATAGCGGATGCGTTCGGTGGCGGTGGTCTGATCCCGGATGCTGTGCGCACGTTTTCCCAGGGGGGGCTGAGCGAGCTTGTTTTGCCCGGGGCCGAGGAGGGGCCAGCGCCGAAAAGAAAGCGCATGGCCATTGGTGCAGGCGCGGGTGCGGGTGGTGGATTTAATCTTGCTGGAATGGAATTCGATCTTGGTCTTGATGATGTCGGTGGTGATGCCGTTGATGATATTACCGATGCTGGCGAAGAGCTTGCATCGTCTCTTGCCTCCGCGGCCGATCTATTTGAAACCCAACTCGACATTACCGACATCGAGATCGAGATCGATCCTGTCTTGCAAACGATCGGTGAGTCTCTCGCTGATGCTGGCCAGACGTTGGCGAATGCCTTTCTTTCCGAGGCTGGCAGCCTTGGCGACGTCGTTGAAGGCGCCAGGGCCGGCATGGAGGCAGGCGGACCATGGGGCGCGGTCATTGGCGCCATTGTGGCGTTGATCCAAAAGACCGAGGCGTTCGCTATGATCATTGGATTCGCAAACCAGATCGTAGACATAGCAGTCGGCCAGCTCAATCAGTTGCTAATGCCGATTGCGAGGCTCATTCAAACGGTCGTTACTCTACTGATGACGCTGAATCTCCTCGCCAGTGTTACCCACGGATTTGGGACGGTGGTTGAAGTGCTCGGCTACGCACTGGAGGGGGTGTCTTGGATCGTCGAGAAGGTCACATGCGCGATAACGTCCGTTTGGAACTGGATCGTCGACACGTTGGCGTCGTGGGTGCGCATGATCCCGCGCCTCGGAGACGATCTAGCGAAGTCCATCAAGTCGGCACGGATCGATATCCAGCACGCCACGAGACCCGGTGATGGCGGTGGTCTCATGAATGCCATCGTTGGCAATTTCGAATCGCTCGGCGACAGCATGAGCGGTCTCGGCGACACGGTCGATTCCCTCAACGAATCCCTCACCAACGTTCCCAGTGGTTTCAAGGTCGCCGCTGCTCGGTACCGATCGATCGATGCCAGTGACGAAGTCGCTAGCCCCGGATCCGGCATCAGTGCCAGTGGTATAACCGTCAACATCGCCGTAGACGACGTCGAGGCTGCGGCCGAACGGATCATCGAGGCCCTGGAGGATCGCGGATATGCGGCGTCTGGCAGCCGGGTTGGCGGCAATGCCTTCGCAGTAGACACGGGTGGCGCCTGATGGCTTTTCTCGTGGTCAATGGCTACACGATCCCGGTCGCATCTGTGAAGCGGTCTGATCGCCTCGTGGGCGGCAAGGGGCATGCTTTCGACGGTACGCCACAAACTCAAGACCGTGGGCGAAAGCAAGTGTTCGAATGCACTACACCGCCGCTGATCGAGCAGACGCGCCAGGCGATCATGGGGATCATTCGGGGTGACGGGTTCGTGTTTCCATGGGACTCAGATCTGTATTCACACAAGGGCATTGGGCCAGCGACCGGGTTGGATCAAGCTACGCAGCATGACTACCTTGCCGGTGACGGCGACCCGGTTACCCGGATGGTGTACTTGGTGACGGCGGCAGCGTCACCGTACACACCGACACGTAATGGGAATCTAAGTGTTGATGTCGATACGACGAACCTACTCACCGCGGAGCAGCGCGACGCTGAGAACGCACCGAGTGGATACCGAGCGCTGGATGCAGCGAACCTCAGTGCGGACACGTCGAGCTATTGGCAGGGTACGAAGTCTTGCAAGGTCGTGCTGACGGATGTTGAGTCGGGCCTAGAGACAGATCCGTATGATCCCGGCGCCAGCTCGGACGGTGATACGTTCGTGGCGTCGGTCTATATCAAGACCGACACACCTGCGGCGACTGTTGGTGATTTTCACGTATCGCTCTATGACCAAACCAACGCGGACGAAGGAACGATTGTTGACGTTACGATGTTGACTAGTGAATGGGTCCGAGTAGCTGCGATTATTACGATCGGTGGCGTAGCATGTAGGGATCTCCGGCTTCGTGTCCGCGTAGATTCTACCTTCGGCGCGGCGACGTTTTATTGCGACGGCTTTCAAATCGAAGAACAGGACTACCCGACTGCTTGGGTGGACGGCGCCAGGGGTGGCGCAGATGATCTAGGATACGATCTCGATACTAACTATTCGTGGGTGGATTGGTCTGTTGGTATTTGGTTCTGGGGCCCGGTCGTGGCACGGCAGCCGGCGGTTGATGGTACCATTTGGCAGATCGGTGCGACATCAACATCGACCCCCTACGTCAAACTGTGGCGACGGAATGCTGCACCGGACTTGATCCGCCTGACGATCTTTGATGGTACAACCACGGTCGATATGGACACGGGCGCCGGGGATGTTGATTGGGAGGCTTGGAATTTTTTTGGAGTGAGCCATCGAACAGATCCTGAGACCGGCGAAACTCGCCTTGTCGTCCGAAGAATCAACAGCTCCGGCAGCGAAACCTACACCGACGCCACTACATTGACGTTCGTGCTCGATGCCGTTGCCGCATTATATGTAGGCAACATCGCGACTGCCGATCACTGGATCGGCCACATGAGCGAATTCATACTCTTCCCCTTTGCCGTCCCCGTCGAAGTCTGGGACGGTATCGCCACCACCTTGGGTCAAGCTGGCGATGGGTCGGCGGCGGCCATCCCGCTACCACAATGGCCGCGCAAGCTCGTGACCGGTGATGCTGTGGTGTCGCAACCGATCGGCTCCTCGGCGCGGCTATACGGGGCATTGTTTGAAGGCGAATCCAATGACGTCCAAATGGTCTACGGCTCTGGCAGGACCAATCTGGGGCGCGTCTCGTTTACCCTGGAGCAGGTGTGACCCGAAGCGCCACAACCGCCAGCCAGAGCAACGCCCTGGCAAACCCCAAAGACCTGTCAACGTCTTTGCGTGTGAGTGTCGATGATGGCAGCGGCGTGTACGCCAACCTGTCGAGCCTCGAAGGCTACAATTGGATCCGTAGCGTGTCCTACGAAGAGGCATCTGGCAAACCCGTAGCCACCGCATCTGTGAAGCTGGCTCGGGAGGTCTACAAATTGAGCTTGTCACCGTTCGTGGATGGCAGCAAACTGAACGCGGGCGGGACGGTGATCGATATCGCCCGCAAGATCCTGATCGAGACGGCCGTACTTCCGCGCGGCAAGGCTCCGGCCTCAGACGAGTGGGAGAAGGTTTTTCGTGGCTATATTGAAAAAATAGCATGGGCCAAGAGTCCGATCGTCCTGACATGCCACGACCTCGGAGCCGAACTGCTGCGTCGGTTCATAGAGACCCAGCGAGTCTATGCCGAGACGGACAACCTGCTTCACGAAGTGATCCAGGACATCGTTGACGACACGAGCCCTGATGTGGAGACGGTAGCGGCCAATTTCACATGGGACGGCACGACCACAATTGCCGCCACTGGCGCAGACACGAGTGAAATTGCGGTCAACGATTACGTCGGGTATCTACGATCGGCCTATTTCAAAGTAACGGCGATCACTCCCAACGTCGACTTGACGATTGACAACGCGGGTGGGCGCACAATCCCGACGGGGGCAGGAGCTAATAGCTCCGTGCTCATAGCAGCGGCCGACCGGATCACTCTCTACGTCGAGGGCGCAAACCCGGCGTGGGCGATCGGAAAGTACTGGCAGACAAAGGATCGCGTACTGTCAGCCATTCGCAAGCTGGCGCAACAGATCGGGTATGAGGTTTCGTATCGCTGGAATTCCGGCACGTCAGATTTTGAGCTCACGCTGTGGACGCCGGACCGGGCAGCGGTTACGCCTGACTTCACGATCGGGCCCGGTGCGTACAAGCGGATCGAAAAGCTGGATCTGGACCGGAGCAAGATCCGAAACAAGATCCTGATTACGGCCATGGTGGCTGGGGTGCGTACTACCGTGACGCGGTCGGATGCCACGTCGATCGCCAAGTATGGCACGTGCTACATGGAGGCTACGGAAAAATCGAGCAGCCAGATCGATACAGTGGCCGAAATGCAGGACTTCGGCGATGTGATTCTTGGCGATCTGAAAGAGCCGGAGGCCGACGCGGTTGTTACGATCCCGTATCGGTGGGATCTCCAGCCTGCGGATTACGGCCGGTTCGAAGCCGACGG